AGTACTTCCTCACTACACCCTGAAACACTGCCCATGCCTTCGTGGATGCTGGTATCGCGAACGGTCGATTCTTTTGGAACTCGAGAATCTTGCCATAAGGCGCCGCGATGCTGATCACATACTCGTAATCGTTGACTTTGCCAATCGTGATCGATGTCCGCAGGAATCCTGTTCGCACAGCTGGTGCTTGTCCTGGCGCGGATGCTTGATAGACTGTTCCGCCGACCTTGTAGCGTCGTCCTGACTTCGCACCTGTCATCAGTGCGATCATGCCGGTGTAGCTAGCGCTCACCGCATTCTGGAGAAAAATAGCCAGCATGCGAAAACGTTGCTCCGCATCGTCAAAGCCGGACAGGTCGACCTTGACGGTCACGGTGCTAGGACCTCGATGAGCAGTGGACCGAAGCGTCGCACGGTAGTCGACACGGTGAAGGACAAAGTCAGACGCACGACAGCTGCTGTCGGGTATGCAGCAGGGTTCAGAACCGTCACAATGCCCTGTGAGGACAGAGACTTCGTGAGCGTGGCTGTTCCTGTCACGAAGCTATACGCGACGCCTGTGGCAGCATTCGTGTATGTCGCCGCAAGAGTGCCTGTCGTGATGTCAATCGGTGAGCCGTTTGAATCCACCAATCGCACCACGTACGTGTGCCAGTCACCCGTCCAGGCTGCGAGCTGCACAACCTGTTCCGGATCTTCGGTGATGTTGATGATGTTCACACTCATACTGGCCTCACATACAATCTCAATGGTCCAAAGATCTGCGTGTCGGTCGCTCCGGTTGTCCTGGTCACAAGAACAGTGTACGTGCCAGACGTCGCGGTCACCGTAGTCGTGAGACCAAATGTCAGGCGCCCATTGTCCGCGTACGTGGCGGTTCCACTGTATGTGGCCACGAGTGTCCCCGCTGAACTGTAGACCTTCGCGGAGACGGTCGCGCCAGTGATGTCGATGCCAGTGCCATTTGCGTCAGTGACCTGGACATCGATGGAAGTAGCGGTGCCCACATTGACATCGAGCGGCTGATCAGCGCCCAAACCATCAGCCAGGAGTTGATAAGGCCCGATGTGAACGCTGGTCGCAGCTGACACAGGCGTCAACAGATCTGCGGAAATGTAGTCTGTCCCGTTGTGAAGTAGCGCGCCAGAGAGCTCGGAAGCAGCTGCTGTTGAATCGACAATCGCGTGGACATTAGCCTGGATGTGGAACGATGTCCCGACATCCACAGGACGATTGTCAACCGTTGTCTTTAGTGTTCGTGCTCCAAACGTGCTTGCTGTTGTGTGCGAGGTGTACGGCTCATCCCACACCGCTGCCGCTGTCTGCGCTGCCGTCAAACCACCAGAGGAAAGTGTAACGGTCAAGACTGCTCCATTTGTACCAGACGCACCACGCACCACGATCGTGACATCAGAAGCACCTGCGGCGAAAGCGGCGTTAGGCACATCAAGCCGATACACGCCCGGCACTAGGCTCGACGATATCTCGGCAAAGCCACCAGATGTCCACGCGCCTGTAGGTGTCTGCGTGACCAGCGTGATAGGTGTAGGTGCTTCTCGGTTGCGGACGTAGTAGGCCGCTAGACCGGAGGTGGCAAAAGTCAAGCCTGTCACGCCGAGGTAGAGCTCGATGCTTTGTGAGGTGGACGCTGGAGCGATGGTGATGGCGGATGCGTTGCGCTCGGTTGGGAAGTACTGACTGTTATCACTTTCAATCTTAGACTCAACAGCACCGACTGTCGGGTTACCAGTCCACGTATTGTTGTAGAAGTCTACTAGTGGTGCACCAGTGGTTGAACCTGCCCCGATTAACGGTGAACCTGTCGCAGGTGCATACCAAGGTAACGTGCTAAATCCTTGCATCCTACTAGCACCGTAATCGAGTACAGGCGTAGCGGCAATGGTATTTGTGGTTGGCAAAATATTTGTAAACGGCGTAGCTGCGATAACGACATTATTAGTTTGAGTAACAGTCATTGTGCTGGCATTGTTATTCCAGATACCTCTACCTGTACCACCAGTAAAAACATTGTTTCTAAAAATATTAGATGTTCCGGAAGCAATTGCAGGATTCGTGAAGACAAATGCCGCCTGTCCATTACCCAAATACATTGAGTTATATGAAGATATTCCGGTGAACTGATTTGCAGTTGCACCAGAAATAAATCCACCAACATTTTCGTACAAACATATAGAATCAATAATAGAAATATTTGCATTGTGTGGAGCAGTAGTCTGTGTATTCACAGTGACAAAAATGCAATATGCAGAATAAATAGAACAGCGATTTATTGAAATGTTGTTTTTGCCATCAGGCAATATGAAAACTAACCCTGAATTTGTACTTTCGGTATTACTTGTAATGACACATCTAAGAACAGATAAATTACCACCTGTCATTTTTAACACACCGCCAGAAGCGACTACTGCTGTTGTGTAACCATTGATGTACAAATCCTGTATGTCAATATAATCAGCCGTAACCGTCATAGTTACTGCCGCTGTTGGGTTGGTTGTATCAACTATGTAATTTGTGATTCTGACAGCACCAACGCTTCCAGATGTCCAGTTACGTGTGAATGTTGGGTCACCGTAAATCTTGACAGTGTTACCTGATGTACCACTTGCACCTCCATAGGTGATAGTGCCTCTATACGTGCCGGGAGCAATCCACACAGTATCACCAGCGGCTAACCCCGGATTTGTACCAGACGCAACACCTAAAGCAAATGCAGGAGTAGCCCAAGGGGTAGTTGTGCTTGTGCCGTTGTTTGAATTGCTTCCGTATGGAGCCACATAATACGTTGCCATTATTCAGCCGTCCCCGCTACGATTTCTTGAGCCATTACAACTGCAAACTGGTTTGAATAGTTCTGCTGAAACTGCACATCCTGCGTGACCCACCAACCGAACACGCTCGTACCATCAGGGCCAAACGTTGCAAGGATATTCCCCGCATCATCGGTAATGTCACCGAAGACAATCCAATCACCGGGGCTGAGGGGATTAGGCTCCAGCCGGTAGTTTTGCAGGTTCATTTGCCCACCTTCAACGCGTTCATCTGCGTACCGCTAAAAGGCATCGTGAGGAACGCCAGCACACTGCTCACCGCAGCAGAGACACCAGCCGCTACCGCCTTCGAGCCGTAGAGTGCCAGCACTGCGCCGAGCTCGCTGAGGTCGTGTGCTTCAGATGTCCGGACGCCATCGCCAAAGACCGAGGTAAAAGCAGCTGTAAAAGCCACGATCACAACGACCACGAGTCTTTTAATTGAAATAGAGTTCATCTGTTTATGACTGCCTCCAACGCGCTGACCTTGTTCTCAAGTTTACCGAGCCGTTGCTCAATGCGGCGCACTTCCTGCTGCTGTCCATCGAGCGTCGAGATGATGTGTGCCACCTGAGTCTCCAGGCGCGTCAGCCTGACCTGCAATGCCACCCAAGCGGCACCGATACTCACCGTCGTGATAAAAGCTTGGATACCGATCTGCACCCACATCTCTGGACTCATAGACTACTCCACCAATGACTTCACCTTTATCATGGTGCGATGGAGTCGAAGCTTGCACCACGCAGTCGATATACGTGCGGTTACGTGCGAAATACGTGCGCTACCCGTTTGTCCTGGCGCGAAGTCCGATGGTTTGACTGACTGCGTTGGTGTGGCCGTAGTCTGATCCGATGACCTCATAGTATGGCGCGAGGTTCTGAGGATTTCCGCTGGTGTATATCCTGTCATCTGCCTTGACCTCGATGTCAGGTGAGCATGTGAGCGTCCATGTGCCAGACTGCTCGATCATGCCGCCGACCACGCCTTCGGTATCGCCGGTGTTACTTATGGTGCCACGGATCTCAGCGACCTGTATCCAGTGCTGTGACACGCCACCGATGCCATCCGCTTGATTGACGGTCCGCCAGATCGCGACACGGTCAGCGTACGAATACGCCTGGATCGCGTTCTTGAGCGCGTTGCTGTAAGCTGCCGGGATCATACGAACACCATCGGGCTGAAGCGCTTCGCCTGGTCGAGACAGTGCTCACGGAGCACGGCCATCTTAGCATCGACCTGACCATCCTTGACGTCAATGAGGTGCGTGATGCTGGACGCTTTGCGAATCCAGCCCTGTCGCGCAGCTGTGCGGATGTCATAGCGTTCATTGTTGGCGGGACCGATGTCCTGCCACAAGAGGTCACCACTGCCATCATTGACGCTGTAGCCGGTTGTCCTGGTCCACTGTGGGAACTGCGGTTCCGTGGCGCTCGATGTCCCTGCGATGACGCACTGATAGAGTCTGCCATTCGCTACGGTCGGGATGATGATGTCGCCGACGACGAAGGCTGTGGATGCAGACCAGACAGCCCAGCGAGCGTGATCGTCCACGAGCTGCTGTAGTGCAGTCGAATCGAGGAACGGATACTGGTCGGATGCGGTCATCCATGCGAGTCGGTCGAGTGCTTGAGTTCTTGTGAGTGGCATGTGTACATCCTAAAAACAAAAAGGGAACGGGATAACCCGCTCCCCTTGACTGCGAAGTCAGACAGCCTACGAAGCGGCTGCCTGGAGAACGATGATGGAACCAGGAACCTGATCGGCCACTGTTGCGGTGACGTTTCCGACATCGAAGCAGTTGAACGCATATCTCTCAGTCGCTTTGAACGTTAGCGCGTCCTCAATGAACTTGACCTGGTCACTGACTTCGACTGATACACCACGACGATCGCCGAACGCGACACCCTTGGAGAGATCTCCGAGGACTGCCATCGTCTTGGATACACCGGTTGCGCTTGGCATGTTCTGAACGAACGAGATCGGGATACCGAAGAGTGTTGGTTCAGGACCGTAAGCATTCTGGATGTCCATGATCGAGTTCCCAGAGAGGGCGATCAGCTTGTCTGCGACGCCGTTGTAGAACACCTGCTTGTGCATGTACCAGCGTGGTTGCGTGGCATATGGCTGAAGCTTTGCGACCATGCTCTGGAAGTTCGCGAGCGTGAAGCTCGAGAGGTTGGTCTGTGAACCGGAAGGACCGACGACCATCGAGGCGATGCTGGAGAAGGTTCCAGAGAGGGCCTTGATGCGTGGCATGATTCCGGTGATGGAACCATAGGTGCTCGTGCCATCGCCTTGGAATGCAGCTGCATCCTCAGCAAGTGCGAGACCGTATGCGAAGTCCTGCGCCAATGTGGCGCCGAAGTCGATGACGGTGTCTTCGTTCAGTTCCTTGGACACGACGGTCAGGATCGCGAGTTTCTTCGCGGTCAATGCGACCTGTGTGAAGGTGATGTCACTCGCGGTGATGGCGGTTGCTTCACCAGGGTAATAGGTCGTGGTGCTGGTCGATGCGTTCGGGACATTGAGGACGTCAGATGTCATCGGATAGATGCGGCTGTAACGACGTGCGATACCGTACTCGTTGCGAAGCCAGATCAGGCTGGACGAAACGATTTCAGGAACGGTGAATCCACCCTGTCCATTATCGCCTTCGGTCTGTGCCTTGACGCCATGCTCGTTGCACCATTGTGCAGCCTTTGCATTGCCGAGGACCGTACCGCGAACCCACTGGCCGAATGCGTATGCTTTGAAGTCAGCCTCAGCCTTTGGTCCAGGGAATGGATTCCGGACAACACTGCCGGACTTCCATGGCTCAGACTTTGGCGCTTCAGATGCGACAGGAGCAGGTACGGAGCCGAACTCCTTGAGCATGTCGATGCGCTCAGAGAGAGACTTTGCAGATGCGTGGAGGCGATGGGCTTCGGCCATGTCGCCGCCATTGATGAGGACTTCTTTTGCAGCTGCGATAGTGGACTGTCGCTGTGCTTCGAGTTGTTCAATATTCATTAGGATAACTCCAGGATCATGAGCTGGCGGAGGAGAGCGTTCTTCGCTTCGTCCACTTCGCTCGGTTGGTCGACGATGGTTACATCTTCGCTCGACGCTTCATCCCGAAGCTCGGACCAGATGGTTTTTGCGAATCTTAGCGACTCGCTACGTGAGAGACGAACTGCATCCCGCAGACGTCGCTCCACTTCTCGAATGGATGTCGGTCGCTCGTGCTTCGACTTCATCGATTGCACTTCCGCTGCCGGATCCTTAAGATTTGCTGTAAGTTCTTTGGCCTTCGATGCGAACGCATCGATGATGGCGTCGATGTGTCCTCGACCGAGACCAGCATCGAGAGCGGCCATCATGCCAGCACAGAGGCGATCATAGAGTGCCTCGATGCCTTCATGGACCATCTCTGCTGCCAGATCTCCGTAGACGTTCTCAACGAATGTCGCCACGTCTTCACCAGGCGCGACTGGAATCATCATCTCTTCTTCTTCCATGCCATCCTCCATGTCGCCATACATGTCCTTCAACGACTTGACCATGTTCATCGGTTCAGCAGGTGTCGGTGTGAGCGATGCCTCACCGATTGGCCAGCGTGTGATTTCGTAGCGGCCATCGGCCATCTTCTTCCGCTCGACCATGTGACCCGTGGCGCCGCTGGAATATCCAAGCTTGCCAGACTTCGCGAGTTCTTGGATCATCTTCTGATACTGGTCAGCCATCTCGACCTGGCTCTCATACCAGAGGCCCTTGTCGTCCATGGTGATGTAGCCGGTTCCGATGCGTGACTTTCCGACCTGCTTGTCCTGGCCGTGATGATAGTAGAGGTTCATCGGAACACGCTCGCCAGACTTCATCGGACGACCGAAGTCAGTCGACGCAGTGAAGTAATCGCCCTCGAGGTCGGCGCCGCCGAAGCGCACCAGGTAACCACGCACACGACCAGAATCGTCTGCCTTGATCGCATCGCCAAAGGACACCATAGTCTGCATCATAACTCCTTGACCGGCACGACCACGGCCTGTGGTCCCCACTGATTATCCTGCACCACTTTGCCGAATGCACTCAATGGTGTGCCTGTCTCATACAAACGATACCGTGAAGGTCCTAAGACCTGCCGACGCTCCGCCTCACTCAACATCCTGAACTGCTCTTCCTTGTCCGGCATCTCTTCCGGTTCATCAAAACTGCCTGGCGGCAGTCCTGCGAGTTCACTGTATGTCGGGCAGATTGGAATGACCGTACATCTACAGTTTGGATGCGAAGGTACAACATCTGCAACAGGATTCGGATCGCCATGTAGCGACCAGCACACAGGGCACACGTTCACATCACCAGCTGAGATGCGACGCCAGCCACGAACGATGCTGAGATTCGCCTCGAAGGTCTGTCGCTGTGCTTCGCGGTTCGCTCGAATCATCTCTGTTCGTGCGATGGTAGCAGCTCGTGAAGGAGCGAGAGTTTCGTACGTCCTTGCCATGCGTCGTGCGACCTGCAGAGGATTGAGACCCTGCGCGATGCCGATGGTGACATGGTCCAAAGCAAATGGACCGATAGCCTCGAACAGCACTCCAAGCGGTGAACCGTCAGCGGCGAAGCCAACGACGTTGGTTATCGCTTCGACGGGGAGCCGGTTCCACATCAGATCAGCCGTGAGCGACACTGACGAAGGAACACCCGCGACTGCTCGCACGAGATCCTCCTGAATGTCCAGCGACAGCTGTATGGCGCGTCGTTGTCCGCCTGTTGCGATGTCGGTCGCTTGTGGCGCCCATCGTGCGACTTCATCAGCCATCTGGACATTGAGCGCCTCGAGGCGGAGCATGTACTCAGAGAGACCACTGATGTCCTCACCTGCTGCCTGTGCCTCCTCGATGGCGGCTGTCACCGCTTCGAGGCGCTTGAGGTTGTCAGCCTGGAGGACACCGTACGTCCTGCTCATCTCAGCGAGAGCAGCGTTCTCACGGTATCGGAGCTTGTTCCTGTAGCTCTCGTTGACTTGATAGATATCAGGCATCGGTGTCGGTCAACTCGTATCCGTAGTATGGATGATAGGACTTGCCGTTCTCCTTCGGCGCCATCTTTTTGAGAATCTCTTTGCGCGCAGCTGTTGACCATCTGTAGCCAGCATCGCCACCCCATGCGGCCCATGCCACACGACCAGCGGAAGGATAGCCATCCTCACCTGGTCGGAAACCTTCCGCTTGTTTGTCTACTTCGTGACGTCGAAAGAATGAGTACATTCGAAGGACAGTCGACTCGGACAACTTCTCACCACTGATGATCTGATTCGCCCTGGCCCATGCGACAGCGGTTCCGCCATCACGACCAGCATCACGCCATTCGATGGCGCGCTGTGCTTCCTCCTTCATTTCTTTGGAGGGAAAGAACTTCAGTCCTGGCTCAGATGCATCGTCGAATGCTTTGGTCTCTTCCTGGCGAACTGTGACAGGCAACAGGCCGAGGTGCTGGATGCTGTTGAGTCCGACAGCCTGGAGTGCCGCTTCTGGTTCAAAACCAGCACGAATCAATGCACCGGCAGCGCCGACCAGCTTCGCAGTCTCATCCGCAGTTCGAGCTGTCGAGACAGGCGCAGCATCAGGGACCAGAAGTTCCTGCGCGCCGATCTGCACAGGGACAGCTGTCGGATGGTAATAACCTTCGTCATCATCCGAAGGCGTCACGCCAGCGACACGCTTGGCTGTTGCGAGATCCACAATGCCACTCTTGTATAGTCGCTCCGCTCTCTCTGCGTCCTCATTGAGATCCGCTTGAAGCGCCGGAACATTCGATACGTCGAACTCGAGGTAGTCGCCTGGCTGCGTCTCTTCGTAGTCCGGTAGCAGTGCGATGGTGAGCGCTTCTGACATCTGACGCATCAGCGGAATCATGCCATCAGTCCATGCCGATCGTGTCGCTTGCTCGAGGTTGCTGTAGGTTGCGCGCTCGAGACCGCTGCCGAGTTGAAGGACCAGCGGATTGAGACCGAGAGCTGCACAGACGCGCTCCTCCGGTTTGCGGCGGATCTCATCGAACGCCATCTCACTTGGTTTGTGTGATACCTGCTCGACCTTGAACGGTCCAGTCATCACCAACACACTGCCGGCATTGTCGCCAGTGAAGTCCTGTTGAAGTTTCCGCTTTGTCTGACGTGCATCGTCTTCGGACAAATCCTCGACACCGCCCTTGTAGTCTGGTCCGACCATAATCGATGGCATGCCACCGTTGCGAACCATGCCAAATGCGGCGCTCGCTGCGACATTGTCTGTTGCAATCTCACGAAGCACAGACGTGACAGGAGAGCGTCCAAAGCGAGAGTCCTGCGGATCTCGACCGTATCGGATGTGAATGAGGTCCTCGAGCGCTATGTCGTACGACGTGCCATCGACGGTGTACTGGTATTTGATCAACGGATTGATCTTGTTACCGACTGGACGCATCATGTCAGCCGCAAGGTATTGCAAACCAACGACACGTCCAGACACGCGCACCTTGCGGAAGTACGCGTTTCCGAGCAGCTGGTAGTCTGGAAGAATCCACGACCACACGAGCGATGGCGGCACGTTCGGTGTTGGCTGCGCGAGCAGCTGCAAGATCGGGTGATCTGCGACTGTCTCGACCTGTCCATCTGGCATAGGTCTACGGACGACAGGGACACCCTGGCTCCAGTTTCGAATGTACCAGTCCATGCCGATCGCGACGATAGAGTTCAGCATCAGGTCGCCGGCCTGGTTGCGCCAGTTGAAACTTGAGCCTGGAAGGTTACGTGTCAGCAGGGACCAAAAGTCGCCGTTCCCAGTGCCAGTGAAATAGGACGTTTGGCGCTGTATTAGCGGCGGCGGAAGCAGTGCATTTGGCGCGGCAGTTGCTTTGCCGATGAAGCGATCGAAGAGTCCCATGTGACTATTGTGTCCTTATCATGCGTTATACTGCACCCCACCCACCGCCACGACCGACCAGCTCGTCGTAGGCGTCAGTCAAAGCGTCGACGATGTCGTCATTCTTCCCCAGAGGAAAGGTTCGCATTTCGTCCAAGAGTTCGCGATTCCACGAAGCTGCGACCATGTAGACATTGCCACCAGCGACCTGAGATGCGAACGGTTCAGCCCTGACATCCTTCGCACCGGTCACCGGCAGGACTGTCACAGCACTACCATGCAACAGCCGAAGCATGTGCATCGCTTGACTCTTGCCAGCCTGGCCCGGGTCCTGCGGTAATCGAATCCTGATGCCACGACCATCAAGAGCAGCTGTCTGCTTGATAACTTTATCGCGTTGGTCGGTGTCATACTGGCCACGCACGACATCGAGGATCCAGATACGGCCATCAGCATCGCGTCCCATTTTGACACCGACCGTGAAGTCACCACTTCCAGCTGTCGCTGCAAGGTCCCAGGCGCGGGACATCTTCGCACAGTTTGGCATGGCGCTCTCGATGACAATCCGATCTGACTTGAAGAACGAACCCTCACGAGGTGTTGGATGTTGCTGGTACAAAGCACTCCACCCATAGTCGCCGCTGTTGGCAACCATGACCTCTTTGATGCGTCCGAGCTCCTTGACGTCGTACCGTTCTGGCCACAAAGCTTCGCCAGGCATTCGACCGATCTGGTCCTTCTCCTCCGCGATGGCTGGAAGGTTTAGCACGGTCCATCGATGAGGTTCCGAACTGATTGCGCGAGCGGTGATGTCATCGTGATGCCACCTGGTCGAGACAATGATGAGAGCGCCCTTCGGTTCGAGGCGCGTGTATAGATCGTCGGTGTACCAGTCCCATGCTTTGTCGCGGTATAGAGAAGATTCAGCATCCTCGCGACTCCTGATCGGGTCATCGATGATGATGCGCTTGAAGCCGACACCGGTTGGAGGAGAACCGACACCACGCGCCATGAAGGTTCCGCCCTCCGGCAGTGACCACTCATCCTGTGCCGCGTTGTCCTTCGAGAGTTTAGTCCTGGACGAAACGATCTGTCTGGACTTCCTCGAAAAGCGTCTCGCGATGCGCTCGTTGTAGCCAGTGACCAAGACGTTTGCTGACGGATCTCTCTCGATGCAATAGGCGCCATATCGCACGGTCACTGTCTCAGTCTTACCGTGGCGCGGCGGCATGTGGATCGCGAGTCGGTCGATCTCACCACGCTCCACAGCGTCAAGGTGTGAAGCGATAGCGATGAGGTGCCGAGCTGTAAAGGACCAGCCATTCGGGAGAGTCTCTCGAAGGTAGTCGAGATAACAGAGAGCTGTCTGCGCGCTAGTTGTTGTCCTGGCTTGGTTCGGCTGCGGCGGAGAGAAGTTGTATCGAGAAGTTCGCAATGCGCTCATGGAGAGCTGCAATTTGGGCAGCTGATTGGCCATTGATGTAACGCTCACTCTGCGCTGTACGTGCTATCGCCTGTAGCGCCTTTAGGCTGTCCTCGAGCACTGATGTCAGAAGATCATCGAGAGACTTTGTCGGGAGAATCGTCGTGGTGATGTCATGTCGACTCTGTTCGACAGGAGTCGTCATTCTGTCCCTGATCGAGATGATGGTCGTGCGTGGTAATCCACACGACCGTGCAATGACCGAAGGGCTTTGACCAGCGATCAAAGCCGATTCGACCTGTGCGAGAATCTCAGGTTCTGTTGTATTACCTCTTGCCATGATCCTATTCTGTCTCATCCTGGCGCACTCTGCGCCTGTAGTGCAGCTGCCCGTGGCATAAGTAGCACAGGACCTGCACATCCTCCATCAGCTCACCACCGAGTCTGATGTAGGTGATGTGATGTACATCGAGCTTGTAGCCGTCATCCTGTCGACGGCCACACTGCTCACATGTCCTACCTGACCGCTCGAGCGCCTTGGTCCGGATGTCCTGCCAGCGCTGACTCCGCATGTACTTGCGACGGTAGTCGCGCCATGCTTCGTCGACCTGGTCGCCGGACGCTCCGATGGCCTTGAGCAGACTGTAGGTGTTAGACCATGGCTTCGCCATGATGCTCTTTACGATGTTGTCCGTGTCCATATGATCTCATCCTTGACCGGGTGATCTTCGCCCCACATCCAGTCAGTCGCGAAAAGCGACTCAGGATCGAGTGTGAGACCTTGTAGAGTCTTCGACTCAGGTCCGGTGTGCATGACGAATGCTTCGTACAAATCGGAATATCGGATGTACACATCATGATCGAAGCATGCGCGTGTGATCGGTTTACCGTGCATCAAGTGTTGTATTACTTCAGAGAACTTCATTCGATCACCGTCCAATCTCGCGCCAGGACATCATTGCCTGATAATGTTGCAAACCCCTTGCATCGCCAAACATTCGCACCATCGAGCTCGTATCGCATCAATGCAGATTCGACCAGCTGAAGCTTGAAACGAGCGCCTTCACGCCACACAGGACGTCCTGCGCGCACGTCTACAAGGATTTGTTCAAAACTCTTGCGACCACCCCAATTGTTTTGTTTCTTCCCGATACATTCTTGGAACTCAATCCGCAGTGAAGGTTCGCTCATCATCCATCGATTTATCATCATGACCGGATAACCGACGACGTCGGCTGCTTTGCTTCGGGTCTCACCGCTTGCGATGAGCTCCGCCCACTTGATAACGGTCGCGGTCTTTTCATCGAGCGAAATGTACGGATCCATTTTCTTGACTGGCCTGTCTGGAGTTTCTTCCCTGATCCATCGATGCAATGTCTTCTCTGACATATCCATAATCTCAGCTGTGCGTCGTATGTTGTGACCAGCAGCTCTCAGATCTTTGATTCGCACCATGAGGAGTTTCCGCTCCTCAATGCTTGTATTCTTCGACATTGATTCTCCCCTTCAAAGTAAAAGACCAGGCACACCGTTCGGATAGTGCGCCTGGTTCGTCAGCGAGTCGTTGGCAACCGGGAGAGGTTACTCGCTGGCGTCTTCTTCACCGAATGGATCGCTGATGTCATCGGTCTTGATCGCTGGCTGTGCGATCTTTGTCAGCTTCTTCTTGGCTGTCACAGGAGAGACCGAAACGATGGCATTGGTCATGTTGCCACGCGTGTTCAGTTTGGCGTCTACAGTGACCATCCACTGCTTTGCAAGCAGGTCATCGACATCGAGCTGGTGAAACTCCGCCTGTGTCAAGCGGCGCCCGAGCATGCCATCGAGTAGGATTGTCAGTGCTTGCTTGTCGTTGCCGTAACCTTGACGGGTGTACTTGAAGAAGCGGTAAGCATTGCCAGCAGAGTCGCCATACTCTGTGGTCTCAAACGTAAATTTGAAGTTAGGGACCATGACGTTCGGGTCATCGTATGAAGGACGATCAACCGAGTCGAGGTTCGCCAGGCGGCAGACGTAGACGCCAGCCGGTGCTGACTCAAACTGTGAGCTGCCATCGCTGAACGAGGCGTTACTAAAGAAACCCATTTTATATTCTCCTTCGGCCATAAGGCCGCTCTGTGACAGTGCTGGCTCAGTTACCAATCCAGAAGGTGTTTCCACCAGCACCATCAAAGTTGACATTACCAACAATCAAACCATCTGTCAAACATTTCGTCGATGCTGTTCCGTGGCCCAGCGTTAGCGCCCGGGCCGCAGGAACAGTTTCGACTTATACCCCTAAGCCAGCACGCGTCTAAACATGCTGGCAGGGGGGGTTTCAAAAGGGGGGTTTTATTCAGTTGTTCCCGTTTTATGATACTTAAGGGCGGAACAGGTCGGGAACAGGTCGCGGGAACAACTGAATCGCCTAAAGTAGCCCTGTCGGACGGTACATTTTCGCGTTGCGTGGACCCTTGTCAAACGCCACGATTCGACTCGCTTCGAGGTCCGCGAGTGTAGCCGCCACGACCGATTTTCTACTGCCACACAACTCCACAAGGCGCGACTGTGAGATGCCTGGTTCGCCACTGATGAGCTCAATAAGCTTCGACCGGATCTCTTGTGTTATGACCTCACTCCTGGCGCCAGCGTCAAGCGTTCGCACCTGTGTGAGACCATCCTGGTCGCGAATCTCAAACGTGACATCGATGGCGTCCTCATCACTGATCAGTCGACCTTTAGTGACGTACATGCGATACAGGCCGTTCGCTTGCTTCTCAACAGAGAACGCCATATCAGCAGCTGCGACAATCTCCGCAGCGCCTCGCATACCTTCGTGCTTGACCGTCGAGTCAGTGCCACCCTTGCGATTGTGGTGAGCGATCAGGACAGTGATTCCGTTGTCCAGGAGTTTCTTGAACGCGTCGTAGAGTTTCCTCATCTGACTGTTATCATTCTCATCCATGCCATGGATGCGGACCAGTGAGTCGATGAGCACCAGGCCAATACCCTGCGACTGACAGTGCTTGACAATCCTCTCGACATCAAGCGGCTGGTCGAACCTGATGCCTACACGGTTTAGGTAACCCATTCCCTCAGCCGAGCGCATTCCGAGCTTCCTCAGCCGTTCTAAGACCTTCTGGACGCCCATCTCTTCATCGAGGTAGAGGACGCGAGTCTGTGGGATCTCAAACTCATTGAGCCACTTGCCACCAAAGCAACAGGCGCGAATAAGATCGCACATCACCCACGTTTTTCCACTGCCTGGCGGTGATGACAGGTAGTGCAGTCCACCAGTTGAGAGAATGTTAGGGATAAGCCAGGACTGTTTACCGAGTTTCTCCTCCTCGACCTCCATCCGTGTCCAATCCCATACCTCCCATGGTGCGAGAGTCTGACCGCCCGGCAGGTCATCAGGCACGGTCCCTGCTGCCCATTGTGACCAGAATCGACCGACTGTCTCGAGGATGACTTCGCGGTCCAGTGGCGGATCACAATACGTGTCACTCCACCAGACGGCTTGAAGCTGCGCGACGTCGATGGTGTAGCGCTTTGCCCGGAGAAAACCCAAGAGTGTCACGAGTGCGTTATTACGACCACCGAAGGCGCCACCCGATGCCGGGTGAGGTTGCCACAGTTTGTCCCAGTGGTGCTCACCATGAGCGATGATACGGGCATGCGTCTGCATGTCTCCGGCAACCATGAGCCGGAGGTCGTCCAGTGAAAGTTCTTCCATGTTGTTCCTAGTCCAAGAAAGTCTGCGTGTCCAGCGCAGTGGTTACGAGTTTACGGCACTCTTCGGCATGTGCGATCATGCCCATACCTCGCATCTGCTCGATGCCGACGATGGCGTGATTGAAACAGTACAGCAGATAGTCGCCGTGCTTGTACTTGCCCAGATTCCAATTACCCCGCTCGCGCTTTGGGAGGTCCCCCGCTTTGGCGGCAATCAAAAGGCGTGACCACTCATCGCCCCATGGATGCGTGGATGTCGTCTCCTCGACGATTCTGGAGGCCTCTGGCGGATACTTTGCGAGTTCCACCAATCGAGGTAGTTCGCGATTCTTCCAGTTTAGAGTTCCAGGAACTCGTAGGATTCTTGACGGGTTCTTGCACTTGACGTCAGCGGACGCCGAGAGTGTGAGCATCCATCTCTCGAGCAGCTGTATAAACTCTCGCTGTTCGGTTGGCTTAGTCCCAATACCAGCCATTTTGAGTCGACGGTAGCAGTGGAGACCCTTCCCCGAGCGTACCGCGACTGTAACTCTAGCAAGCGTTGCAGTCTCATCCAGACCAGCAAGATCATCAATATCGCACCACACCACAGCAGCAGAATGAACATCGGTGTCCCTTCCTCCTTTACGCCAGCGCGGCAACACGCCGACGTATACATCATTTCCTTCATCGCTCCACTGAACGCATGCTTCTCCGATGCCGGTCCAGTCTTCGACCGTTCGTGGAAGCTCGTAGAAGCGCATCTGATTTCGTCCTTGATTCAGACATCGAATCTCGACGAAGCCGTCAGAGTACGGCTCAAATAGCCATGACAAAAATGTCACAGCCTGTGAAACTCTATTCATTTCTACCCCTTATAATCCCTGCATGTCCAAGCAGGTCCCGACACATTACCGCACACGAACTGTTCAGCCCATCGAAATCATCGACGCCTATGGTCTCGACTTCAAACGAGGGAATGCTCTCAAATACCTACTCCGCGCCGGTTCTAAACCTAACGAAGAAAAGAACGACGATCTTCTCAAAGCGGTCTGGTACCTGATCTGTGAGATGCACAGCATCGAGCTCGCCGATGAGATCAACGAGCAGCTGTTAGTTGATGCCACTCGCGATGCCTAAGTACTTGCATGTCGCTTCGACTGCTTCGTCCCAGGAATATGCAACGAACCACAGGTAAGCATCACCAACAGATTCACGAAACGCGATCTGTCCTGATGTCAGTTTGTTCTTGCCCGCCTTCATTTCAATCCACATGCCGCAGTGCTGCCCCATCTGCACCGGGATGAAGATGTCCCAAACGCCCGCCTTGAGTCCTTCGGACTTCATGCGGCCACCTGTGGCCTTGCTTCGATAGCCGCCATTCGGCACAGCAAAGATTGTGCCTAGGCGCGAATCACTTCCCGCCATGACTCGGCACCAGTTGAAATATGCGATCTGCTGTTCTGACTCGGTCATAGTTCCATCCTCTCGAAAATCTGCGCCAGGACATCAGCCCCAGCAGCCACCCGAAGTTTGTCGATTGCGCGCACCTGAATCTGTCTGATGCGCTCGCGACTGTAGCCGATCAGGATTCCAACATCCTCGAGTGAGCGACCATCCGACAGACCATCGAAGCCGAAGCGAAGGCGAAGACATGCAATCTCTCGATCTGTGAGGACCTCCATGACCGTGCGCAGCTGCGCGTAGAGGATCTCTTTGTCGAGGTGATCACCGACTGGCGGCTCATTCGATGCCATGAAGTCGTAGCGACTTTGACCGTATGCGTTCGGTTCATCGATGCTCGAGACCAGCTTCACATCGTGCTGAAGGATCTCTGTCAGCGACTTGACATCGAGTGATTCAATCTGCTTGTGAAGGTATCGCGGGTAAGTGTGCACGACCTCACGGACGTACGCAAGCAGTTCCGCCGGTGTTGGAGTCTCACCGTGCTTGACGATGTACTCCTGTCGCGAGACTCTGATGTGCGACAGTTTAGCGATGGCGTGTGACGGTAATCTGATGTCTCGACCACGGCTCTCGATGCCGCGACCGATAGCCTGGCGGACCCAGTTGGTCGCGTAGGTGCTGAAGCGGTGACCGAGTGACGGGTCATAGCGCTGGACCGCGTGGTGTAGTCCGAGCATGCCATCCGTTAGCATGTCCTCGTGTTCGCATCCACGGCCCCTGAACTTTTTGGCGATTGCGCTGACCATGCGGACGTTGTGATTGACGAACTCAGCAGTCGCTTTGTCTTTGTCACGCTGGACACCACTCTGGACCATGCGTCCGAGAAAGAACTCCTCCTCGGGCGTCAGGAGTCCAGTGGTGCTCGTGCGTCTACTGCCCCGATACTGTGACCATGTTGTGATGGCGTCAGTCACGAGCTTGCATCGCCTGATGTGCACGGTGATCCGGACTGTTCGGAGTGTTCCAGTCGGACGCCATTGCGCATGCTGTCCACACAGCCAGGACAACCACGACGAAGCTGCCGACCATCTGGATGCGGCGCTGTGTCCGGAGGCGGCGCTCACGCTTGAGCTCACGCTGTGAGCAGATGTCACAGATGCGATGTCCACGACCATAAGGCACCGCGTTCGTGCGATGGCATTCGATGCATGTAAGTTTGATGTTTCTTGTGTCCATTGTCCTAGTCCTATTCTGTCTATTGCGGAAGAGTCTGTCCTGTACGCTTGCACAGGATCCACAGCTGCACTTCGTATTCACTGCGACCGATAGCATCAGCGATGCGCTTGACGGTCGACTGTCTGACAGCATGAGCGCCGGAGAGCATCCGACACACTGCCGATTTGTGGATGCCGAGTTTCTCAGCGATATCCACCTGTGTATGTCCGTAAATCATGCCATCGTTATACACACAGTTGACACAGTATGTCAACCCGTGCTAGGATGTTGATGTGATTGGACATCACGACGAAGGATTAGGAAAATGAAAAGTTCAGCTATCGCGACGGTCAAGTGGTTCATCGAGCAGGGTTTGACGATTCAACTTAGCAGCCCTTCCGGACTGCATGACATCGATCTCGATGAGGCCATCGATGCCATCGAAGAGTGCGAAGACGATGACATTCGTGTCGATGATGACGTGGTCATCTTTGGCATGGGTGACGTTTGCATCAAAGCGAAAAACTAAAGGGGGACAGGATGACACAGGAACGGGTTGACCTTAAATGGAAGTGCGGTCACACCGCACACATAACGGTTGGATATACGCAGGGGGACCTGAAGTACAAAATGGCCATGATGGCGTCGACGCTCCAGATCTGCGCCGCGTGTGAGAACAAACGATCAATCGAACGCGCATGGTCACTGACACAGCGACTCCTCGAGCCGAATCCGATTGTGATGAGCGGGTCAGAGAAACAGATCGAGTGGGCACGTTCGATTCGCACCACGAAGTATGAAGCACTCGCACATGTCCTTGACTGTCTGCGTCAAGCGTACGAGACACGCCAGGACGAATGGCCAGCCATCGCACGGGCAATCAGCCCAGTGGTCAATGATGTCAGCATCTGGCGGTCCTACAGCCAGTCAGGCGCCATCATCGATAGACGCAACATCAACTGGACGACAGCGTTTAGGAACGCGCTCAGTCGGGCAGGATTACACATAGGGGGTTTAGCATGACAATGTCGGAAACAATCGGTGCAATCGCACCAGCGCTGGTCAAGGCCCAGGCTGAGATCAGGCCAATCGTGAAGGACAGCACGAATCCAGCGTTTCGCTCGAAGTACACTTCGCTAGATGCCATCATGGAGGTCGTTCGACCAGTGATGGCGAAACATGGTCTGTTCGTCGTGCAGTCGGTGTTGGACACCATCGACGGTGAGCATTCGACCAGCATCATGGTCGAGAGCCGTGTGATACACGCTAGCGGTGAGTGGATTGCTGGTGTCGTGCAGGTTCCTGTGATGCAACAGACCAGCCACGGATTCGGGTCAGCGCTCTCGTATGGTCGACGTTACAGCCTCAGTGCGCTCCTCTCGCTGGCATCTGACGAGGATGACGATGGTAATGGAGCGATAGGCCAACAGCCACAGGCACGGCCACAAATCAAGCCAGGACCGCCACAGCAGACTACGCTGCGTAAGCTCGCACCAACACCTAAGCCGATACCTGGTTACCACAATGGTAGTCACTTTGTGATCGGAGAAGAGGACCCGAACGCATGACGAAACTAGTATGGATAACGCCCGATGCCGAGAGTGTCATCGGGTATTGCGCCAGGGTCTCGAACCCAGCGAATCAAGACAATCCGGACGTCACTAGACTGCTCCGGTTTTGTGTCGGTCACGGACACTGGTCAATCTTCGAGATGGCCAGCATGTGCATCGAGGTCAAGACCACGAGAGCCATCGCCGCGCAGCTGCTCCGACATCGGTCGTTCTCGTTTCAGGAGTTTTCCCAACGATACGCGACAGTGGTCGAGGACATTGAGGTCCCAAAGATGCGCCTCGCTGGCGCTCACAATCGCCAATCCAGCCTCCCATTACCTAAGATTGAGGAACTGACCAAAGAGCAGCAGGACGCGCTGTATTTGGTCGGGTCATCAATCGAGTTTGCGACCGATGTGTATCGCGATCTCGTGAAGAATGGCATGGCTGCGGAGACTGCTCGCATGGTTCTACCGCTTTGCACTCCGACCACGATGTACATGAGCGGAAGCATCCGCTCGTGGATTCACTATGTCCAACTGCGTACAGGCCAGGACACGCAGATCGAGCATCGCGACATCGCTCAGGGAGTGCAGAACATAATGCTCGAACACTTGCCGATCACGATGGAGGCGCTGGCTTGAAGCTCTCTGACATGATGCCGCATGCAGACCTTCCTCCTTGGACTGAATACCTTGAAGCCTGGGAGAAGGAACACAAACCCGTGTATCCAACATTCGACGAATGTCTGCATGAGTCTACTGTCATGACACAAAAGATAGATTCTCTTGGTCATGACCATTATCGGCTTAGATGTTTAGTATGCGGACGCATGGTTAAGCCAATAAAGAAAGTTGATGCACTCAAAATTCTAGATGGTAGTCGCGCACCAAACGATGAACATACATGTGCTCAGGTACGACACGATCCAGATAATGGTTACTACCGAATACGCTCGTATTTACGTGATGAATATTACCGATTGTCATTTCAATACCCTCAGAAACTCATCGAACAAAGGAGTATTTACTATCGAAGATATTTGAAGACAGCACGATGGAAAAAGCTCGCAGCAGCTGTGTTCGACCGTGACAATAACACCTGTCAGTCATGCGGTTCGACTGACTTCCTGCATTGTCACCATAATACCTATGTTCGCCTAAGCGTAGAGGAGATGAGTGACCTCATAACTTACTGCGCCAGGTGTCACAAAAACCATCACATTGACCAAGATATGGAGCGCGAACGCGAACGACTATGGCGAGAAAACCAGCTGACAATCAACCAGCAATTGAGCGAGTAGAAGAAAAGCCACAAGGACTCATGTGGCTATTGAAGGCCAGTGAGCACGAGATTCTTGAGCGCCTGAATCAGGATGGCGCGCTGATCTTCATTCACCCTGCGCTCGATGGCATCGTGAGTTTCCGCATCGAAGAGAATCCAGCACATGATCAAAAAGTGGTGCATGTCTGGCGGTAAATGTATAACAGTCTTGCCGGTGCTCCCACATCGGTGAACGAACAACTAACCAAACAGAAACCATCTGTCGCATGGCCCCGGTTTACCGGACGAAGCCCATGCATACAGATGGTTTTTGGTTTGTCAGAAGTTGACAAAGCCGAAGCCGCCGAACTTCCCAAACTCGCTCCAGTTTCGCTTTTTCGCATACAAGCCATCGCCATCACGCTCGACCGACAGCTCGTCGCTTGGCTCCGGTGATGTGTTTCCCTCGACCGTGTAGACACCCCACTCCTCGACCTTCGTGACGATGCCGATGTGAGCGATGCGAGACAACGCAGAGAAGTAGAACAGCGCCAGATCACCGCGACGTGGTCGCTTCGCTGTAGTGCCATCGCGGATGTGTTGGACAGGCAACCATAGACTGTTTGCTTTGAACCATCGCGACCAGTCTGGACAATATGCCGAGCGCGGAAAAGTCTCATCGTATGTGATGCCGAGCTGCGTGGCTGCTTGCTTATGACGGAACCGGACATGTGCCGCGCACCAGGGGGAACCAGCAGGGACCGGAGGTTTGCAGGATGCTTGATACGCTTCGACAGCTTTGCCGCGATTCTCACCGACTTCCTGGACGCCCACATTCGCGATGGCGAGATCTGTCGACAGTAGTGCTATTCGTCGTTCATCCATGTTGTATACTCCTATTGTCCAACCGGTTTCTGTTCCTAGTCCTAGCGCCTCCAGCACCCCTCTGGAGGCGTTTCCTTTTTAAGAGAAGGTCTCCGCATCATCCGACGATGACACGATCGTGATACCTGTCGAGGTGTGGTTATAGATGAGATAGATGATTCCGAGGCGCCAGTAGCAGGCGAGTTCTTCGGGCTTGACGTTACCGATCACGACATCCGATGCAGCTGTAATAATGTTACCCATCGGGTCACGCTTGACTCTGTGGATGTCTCCGCCACTAGTGCGAAAGAAGATATATTCCATCCCGTTCGGAGACACGCAGACCGTGCCATGTGAACCGGATCCGATCGTTGTAGCCACTGATACTGTTATCCCTTCATCATCGGTTTGATAGCGTACGATGTTGTTCCCTGTTTTCGAATCCACGATAATGACCAGGTACATCGAGCTGCTATGCTTTGAATACGCCAGACTCAAACACTTTGCATTCGTGATCGGCGTGACAACTTCGTCCCAGTTTGTTCCGTTGTGCGCCCTGGCGTGATACAGCGTGACGCCGCCACCAGATGTCACAATGCCATACGTCGCCTGTTGCGCTGGACTGACATCGGCAGCTGTGCAGTTTCCTTCGAGATTTACTTCACGAAAAACAGCTCTCTGTCGCTTCGCGCTATACATCGGATTGACACCCACGCTCGATGTTCCGATGAGGATGCTGTGATTCGATTTACCTAGTCCAAACGGTGAGCCGGTCTGGTAATTGCCAAGCGTGTCGAAGCTCGAATCGGTGCCTCGAGATGATGAGTCACTTGAGAGTTGAAGCGTGACGGTCCCGCTGGTCGCAGGATCTCCTGATGTGTCGACGACAATCCCGTGTGCTGGTCCACGAAGAATGGCGCCGAATGGCAGATACAGTGCCGAGTCCGTGCCACCATTGACATCGAACGGGTCATACAGATCTGGAATGAAATCGCCGTTTATCGAGTCGAACAGCGTCTGTGCTGTGATGGTGCCGGTCGCTATCTCGAAGCCATACGCGAAGTCTGTACCGGTTGTTGCGTTCGGTGTTGCAAGGATTCCGCCACCATATAGCCATGTACTGATACCAGTTCCACCATTCAGGAAACAGTCCCTCAATGGCGGCTGTGAGACGCTACAGGTACCACTTCCAGGATACGCCACGGAGTTCGTGGCGGTCCAGCCAGGATGCCGGACAATCGAATCATCGGACGTGTTGATTTGACCGACAATGTCAACGATAGTCAGCGGTGTGACACTGTATGTCGTGACGCCGGTCGAGCCACCGACAGTCTTTTGCCATCGATAGTCGCTCTCTTCTTCGTGCCTGCCATCGTTGTTCTGTTGCCAGAAGCGCCTCGAATAGTAATACGTCGTGGTGTCCACTTCGGCGACAATCGCCGGTGTGATGCGTTCGTTTTCGTATCCCAGACCACTCGGAACATAGTGACTATTCGTGAAGCCATTGACCGTGTCCTGCTTGAGCGTCGTGGTGCCGAGGTCAATCGCGCCTGTAGCGATGCGTAGACGCTGGCATGACGTGATGCCCCAATAAGCGCTATCGACGCTCTCTGAGCCAGCGTACGAACTGCTAGCGGTATTCTTCCTCGGATAGGGAGTATCCTTCCCGTCAGTGAGCGGAAGTGCGGAGACAGACCACGCATCCGGACTGCACAGGTCGATGGTCACTGTCTGATACGAGGTAGTCGCAGCTGTAACATTCCAGGTTTTTGTATTGCCATGGTAGTCAGTGATGACGAATGTTCCAGCGACTGAGGTCCCGCTTTGCGCCTTGATCTGGATGTCCAGATATCGATAACCAGACATGCCTTCGTATGGTGCAAAGAGTCTGTCGTTACCTGTTCCGGCAATGCTTCGTGTCGTGGCATATGCCAGACTCCAGCCATTGAACCTGAAGCCACGGAACATGCACCGCGTCTCTGTATTCGCCTCGCCAGCAGCTGTGAGCGATGCACCAGTGATGGCACACGAGATGCTCGCTGGAACATCATCGAGCGATGTAGTCAGAGTGTTCGACCCGTAGTCCGGATCGGTAAGGACCGTCGTGGTCGAGTAGTCCACAAACGTGTCTGACCCCGACATCGAGCCTGTTCCGGTTATTGCCCTGGACGAACCATCGAAGCCTGTGACGGTCACTGTGAGTGAGTCTGGGTACGATGTGGACCACGCCCTGGTTCGACCAATCACAGCGACACTGCGATCTAGACACGAGCTCGTGCTGATGGTGGCCGCAGCAGTCTCGACGATACCTCCTCCACCTGTCGTGCCGAGAACGCTGAGACTCCACTCCGTGGCGCTCTGCGCGTGAAAGGTGTGAGCATGCGTGATGTCATGCACAGCGACGGTGTTGACCTTGACCAGGCTGACAGCGAAGTCATGGCGTACATCACCGGAACTAAATCCATTCGCACTCAGGATCGCGGTGTAGTCTGCTGTTCGCCTCGATGTCGCAGCTGCGGACACGCTGACACTTCCGCCATTCGCGGTGATACTACAGGCAGCCGTTGCTCCACTTGTGGTCATCTCATACCATCGGTATGCAGTCTGTGGGGGAAACACAGTCGGCGCCACACTCGAGCTATAGGCTGTCTCAGTGACATCCCACAGCTTGTCTGTCGATACCGATGCCGTAAACGTGCCAGCACATGTCACGCTCACATCCACATATGGTGTCGTCCCTGCGGCAGTTCCTGATGCAAGGATCACGAATCCGGTGTTGGTCGAACCGTGGCCGTTATTGACCGATAGGTTTGCACGAAGTTCCCATGTCCAGGTGGCGAGAGGTGCTGGACAGTTGACCGTCGAAACAATCGCAAGTGAACCAAGGAACCCCAAGTGTCCCCCAAAAGTGAAGTCGGTGTAATGCGTGTCGTAGTCTGGCTGCAACGGTTGCAGCGCGAACGTATTCCAAACGCGCTCCGTGACGTTTTGCGTGTGCGACATCGTCAGCGTCGATGTACGTGTCCCATCGATGTAGGCCACTATTCTTCACCAAAGAGGTACTGACCTCGATAGATTGCTTTGCGGAACTGCACGGTTCCATTCTCCACCACGAACTCAATCGTCGGAATCGCTACGATTCGATACAGGCCCTTTACTGTCACACCATCAGGCTGCATGATAGTCACGATGTCACGCACCCATAGAGGTCGATTCGTGGTACTCAGAACCAGAAAGTCACTTTCCCACTCGATCAGGATGCGCCCTTCCATTAACCGGTTCTGCAGTGATATTCTCGCCTGGTAAGCAACGTCAGCATTTGTGATGCTCGGATCAGCGAGGATGTATGGCACAGGTCGACCACGCCAGTTGTAAGGTCGGTCGGCTGGAAGCGTGGTCGCGTCCTGGCTCGCTGCGTCTGCATTGTACGAATACAGCAAATCGCCATTCCTCGGGTCCTGTCCGATGACTGTGATCTGATTGCACTCAGGCGACTCATAATGCGCGGTCATACGACGGACCACACGCTTCTCACGGAGCGCCGCAGTGACTCCAGCAGCTGTCGCGGCAGGGACACTCTGGTACAGAGTCATCACGCTGTCGAATGACAGGTCGTACGGATTCGCCCACTGGTATTTGTAACCACTGGTAGTCGGACTCCATCCAGTAACAAATGTCGCAGCATAATCGGTTTTCAGTTTGTTCAGCATCGATGCGATCGTGTCGCCACGCTGAGGGACAAAAGAAGAATAACCACGAGCGATGTCTGGACTTCTCGAGATGTTGATGCCTGTCACATCGGTGTATAGCAGATAAGTCGCTGGAGGATAACCGGCGAGTGTCATCATGTCACCGATGGCGGCCTCCGCCGTGTAGCCGTCGTAGAGCAAACCATCTTGGAAGTAGTACAGCTCAAAGTCTCGTGAACGGTCCTGTCCTTCGAACTGAAGTTTGCTGAAGTTCTGTGACAGATCTGCTTGCTCATACTGAATCTGCGGAGGCGCCAGTGTGCCTCGGAAGATGTCGATGTATGCCGGCGTCGGTGTCGCGCTGTTCGAGATCGCCACACGAATAGGTCTGTCACTTGTGATCTGTGGCTGTTGAACGCCAGCAGTCTCGAGTGCTCCACGCCTGGCGCTCATCTTCAGCGTCGTCCTCGATGTCTCATCGACCGAAAGGACCAGGTCATCAATGTACTCTGTGATGTCCACAGGTTGGTTCGCTGTCGCTGTTGCAGCTGGTGTATACGTTGCCATCGATGCCGCCACACCAGAGGTGCGCGTGTATGGCGATGGTGTCGTGACCTCGAGCTTCAAACGGACCGTGTCTATGACTCCATTAGGTGTATACGTGCCACCGGCTGACGTTGTCACGCTGACGGTTTCGGTGATACTTCCGGTGGATGTTCCAACGACATCAGACCAGACAGTGCCAACGAAGGTCGCACCAGTCGGGGGAGCATAGCGCAGCTTGATGGGCTTTGAGTAGAACACGCCAGTGGTCTCATAGGCAATCGGTGCGATCTGCACAGTCGGTCGTCCATAGGGAACCTTCCAGGCGAAGCTGCCGGATGGCACGATGGTTTGTCCAGGAGTGTCAAGCACATCCTCGAAAAGGTGTGAGAAGTTAGCACCGAATGTCGACGTCACAAGCAGCTCGCGACGCTTGAATGGAATCATCATCAGTGCGATGTTGCGCTGTCCCACTGCACTCGCGCTTGTGACGCTTCGTCCTGGCGTTTTGTTGGTGTCACTCTGGTCATAGACACCCTTCTGGATGCCATCCTTGTAGACGATACAGGACCCGTTTGCACGAAAAACCAGTTCAACAGTGGACGCTCCACCGTAGCCCCACTGAACACGAAGGATAGGCAGTGGCGAAGCATCGACCCAGTTCGGAACGTACGCGCTTATGTACCAGCCCTGATTGACGCCATACGACGCAGTAGTCCGGACCCACTCGGTATTTGCTGTGCCGAGTGTTGTTGCCGTGAGGTAATAATCGCCGGAGGCGTTGACCTCCATCTGCTTCCATACACTGCCTGTAGTGAGCGTGTAGGCGCTTCGTGGCACACGCGCATATAGTCCCGCGTAGTTCGTCGACCATCCTTCAGTGACAGGGAGAGGCGCAGGCATGGCCGTCATGGTCACACTGTCAAACCATCCAGTGGAGTTCTGTCGGTCCCATGAAGTTCCATCAGCACCGACGCACACACGACCTAAAGCAGGACGTGGTTCAGGACAGTCGACCTCGACCAAGAGTGGCCAGTTTGTCGCCATTAGATTCGTCTCATTTCAGTGACCAGGTTCTGACGTCCAGCCTGAATCATCATCTTACGCATCGATCGTTCGAGGTCAGTCGAAGCAGGAATAAGTGTCTGCGGGATGATACCGACGCCACCTTGGTTCGTCGCGTTGTTTCCTGCATTGAGTTCCGCAGCTGTCACACCGATCGCGCCCAGGCGCCCGCCACCGAAGGTCTGCTTCCGAAGGTCAAGCAGATCTCGAGTGGAGCCGGTGTTCTTCGCGATCTCATAGAGGTGTCCCTCCATTGACTTCGCCATGTCGACGAATGCTGCCTGCATCCTGGCCGCATATGCCGCGATGTCGACCATGGTATTGATCAGGCCACCGCCCTTGCCTTCTGTGGGCTTAGCTGCCTTATCACTCCCATCTAAAAGTGCTTGGACTTTTGGGCCAGGTGTATATCCTGCTCCCGCAGTTGCTGCGCCTGTAGCTTCGACTGTGGTTTTACCGACCTGTTGTGCCTTATCGATTTCATTAAATAAGGCATAGGCACCAAATCCTGCCAGTGCAGCAGCTGCTAAAGCGGCAGCCGCGAGTGCTGGGTTTGCTGCTGCTTTACCAATAATCACCGCGACATTCAATGCCTTCATGGCTGCGACAGCACCCATAATGGCCTTCGCCACCAGGGAGAACTTTGATGCAACATCGACGAGGACCGCTGCTACACCTAACAATATAAAGGTCTTCATAACTATGTTTAAGGCAGTGCCTTGTGTGGCCATAGTCTTTATCAAATTGGTGGCTACTTCTAGACTTTTGATAATGTCTGGACCGAATGCAGACAGAAACGATGCGATGATTTGACCTAGTGCCACATTGAATCTGTATGTCGCATCACCGATGTTGTCCATGGCAGTCTGGATACCTGATGATGCTTGCGGAAGTTTAGTGAGTTCGATTGCAATCTTCCGGACAGCTTGAGCACCAGTGATTCCCATCTTTGAGATCGCTTCACCACTTCGTGTTCCGAACGCCGCCTCGATGGCATTTCCTGCGACAGCACTGGCTTCGACCAACTGATTTATTTCTTCTTGTGAAACAGTTGCCTTGCCAGCCATGTCGGTCAGACCTTTAGTCATCTGACCTAGTGTCTCAGCAGATCCACCAGTAGCAGCGATAGCGTTCGCCATTCCTTTTAGTGCTGATTCCGCTTCTCCAGCGGTGAGCTTCACCGAACGAAGGCCTATAAATCCACGAATGGATTGTTCGAGGTTAATGCCTGGAAGCGCTGCGATCTGTTCGAGGCGTCCCATCTGCGCTGTGAGTTCGTCTGTTGTGGTAACAGTGGTCGCGACAGCGCGTGTCAGTGAGTCATATTGTGCAGCTGCATCAAGTGCACCTTTAGCAAATCCAATGACTGCGCCACCGACGAGTAGACCTTTGACTTGACCAGCGAGAGCGGATGTACTGTCTTTGGTTTTGTCCAGGCTGTCAGCCGTTGACTTTGCTTCGGTCTTGATGTTCTTGAGCGACTGAACAGCATCACCGGCGCCTGTAATTTTGAAAACAATATCGAAAATGCCAAGCGCCATTAGAATGTCCTTTTCGCCAGCACCGACATCACGGCCTTGACGATCTCAACGATTTGATTTTCCCAGACTTCACCAGCCCATGCGACTTCGGCGAACTCATCCAGAGTCAAATCTGTCTCGCTGGGATGGCGCTTGAGATGCCTCACCGAAGTGTAGAGAATCCTCTGCGCCACCCCGCCTAGTCGTTTGGGACTTCGTCTACCGCCGCTTCGATGTCAATAGGAAATGCCTTCGCAAACTCTCCGACTACATAGAGGTATATTTCGGAGCGGTCACGGGCCAACTGTGCGAAACGACGTCCAGGATTGATTTCACCATCGCCAGGCTGAATCACATAACAGCGCGCCATGATCATCAGAATCTGGAGCATCTGATCAGGAAACTCAGGGAATCCAATCTTCAACGCCTTCTGTACTTCAGGTCGAGGGAATAGGTCGGATGCCTTCGGTTCACGAAATGTGAAACTGCCTGGCGCACCGATAAAGCGCTCGATGTCGACTACGTGATTTGGTCGACCGTCTGATTTAGGAATATTGTCGAAGATTGAATTACTCAAATTATGATCCTGACAGACCAGTGATTCCGGACACGCCAAGCTTGATGGTCGCGGTTTCGGTCTGTGTTTCTTCCGGAGTCAGGGACAGCCCTGCTTCAGTAACCATACCAAAATACTTAACCACGTTGCCAGCAACGGAAGCTGCGCCATCAAGGTCGACATCGATCTCACAACCGAATCCGACTTTGCTCGTGAAAAGAGGACCAGTGGTGTTGTCAATGTACAGCTCGAGGTTGACTGTTCCTGCCTGTGTCGTCGGAAGTGATGCTTCAAAAACGGCGCATAATGCAGTCGCATTGACCATGTTCTGTGTGACCGTTGTGCTGAACGACTTCGCCAGACACTGGACCGAAGTCGCAGTCGTGGTCGGGAGTGCAGTCGTGTCGCCGGTCAAGGCGGCAGCGGTGAAAGTGATCGTCAGTGTGACGTCTTTTGCGAGTAACGGACGGGCCATGTTGGTTATACCTCTGGAGTTATTGTGGCAACGTAAATCTGAGCGATGCCATTATCGACGCGACCATCCTGCGACACGTCGACAGATGAACTGACGGATGCGCGATTCAGGAAAAAGACAGGAGTCGTCGTGTTTACTGTCTGTCGGTTTAGTAGTGTATCGATTCGGTCCACAATGCTCTTGATGCGCGCCATTGAGACAGCACCAGACTGCGTGTCCCAGCACCACACCTGGTGCACGGAACTCGTGAGGATTCGACCGCCACACATGGCCGTGGTATCGTCCTGGCCATTGTCAGTGTGACGTACAACGATGTAGGGAACCTGTGGCTGTCGAAGACTGATCGGGTCTTTTTCAGGAGCCAGATACAGGTATATGCCCTGCTGGTACGATGGCGATCGGTTGTCCACCGCCAGCAGTCCCTGAAGCGTTGCATCAGCTGTGAGCGTGTCGAATATCCATTCGTCCACGACTAAAGACTCAACCATTGAAGTACTTCCTCACTACACCCTGAAACACTGCCCATGCCTTCGTGGATGCTGGTATCGCGAACGGTCGATTCTTTTGGAACTCGAGAATCTTGCCATAAGGCGCCGCGATGCTGATCACATACTCGTA